AAGACGGCCGAGGTGATGCGTCTGCGGGTGGCTCGCCGGCGGAGGAACGATACGTGAAAATACCCGACCCGAACGCCGGCCGAACGCCGAACGTCGACGAGACACGAACAACTGAGCCGCAGCGATAATCCACACAGCCCAATCTGCCGGCGGATCAGCGCAACAGCGTTGAAATCGTTGGGCGGCGTTCGCTCACCGGATCTCGAACGTAGCCTCCACGGGCTCGCTGGGGACGATCGGCCACAGCCGCTCCCAGGGCCAGCAGGCGCCGTTGATGTTCACCAGGCGCAGCCGCCAGAGCCCTGGGGAGGCATTCAGGATCTTGGGGACGACGTCCGGCTTCGTCCTGGGCTTCGACCGCATCGCGTCGAATGACGGCGGCACCTCGACGGCGTGGGTCTCGCCGCGGAACCGGATCGAGCCCTCGTGGTCGATGAAGGTCTGCTGGGCATCGACGTCGCAGAGCCGCTTCCACTTCCCGGACTTGCGCAGGGTGAACTCAGCCCGGCCAGCGGCGACATCGGCCACCGAGAACACCCGCGGCTCGAGCCAGACCGAGGTCAGTTGCACCGGCGGAACGAAGTGCGACGCGACCACGAACACCGGAAACAGGGATACCGCCAGGAGCGCCAGCATCGCGAGCGCCGGCAGGACGTGGCAGGTGGAGACGCGGCGACCGAAGATGGTAAATGGGATCATTTGCCCACCCCATGGAACCATCCCCACGCCGTCACGGCCGCTGTTATGATTGTCCACAGGATAGGCCACGCGAAGCCCACCCACAGGCGCCAGGCCTCGCGCTGTCGGTCCTTGGACTCTTTCTGCTCGTGCTCCTGGCATCGTTCCCACCATAGCAGTCGGTTCTGCTGCCGCTCTCGCGGCGATGGCGGCCCGTCCGGAAAGTCCTCGACCTTCATTCAGCGCCGCCCGCGGTAGCAGATCATCAACCAAGATGCGGCACCTTTGATCCCGGCCATGCCATCAGCCCCCAAGCTGGCGGTGTGGTCAGGCGTCCCGGTCGGTTCCCGCCGGCCGGGGCGCCGCTGCGTCACTGCGCCGAGCAGCCGGCCGCGGTGGCATTCATGGCTGCGTACAGCCCGCCCGCCGCGTTCTTCGCCAGTGCCGATAGGTTTTTCGATGTCGGGTTGCGGCAGAAGGTATCGCCATACGAAGCGACGGCCGCAATAACGCCCTGCGCCGTGCCGTTGGCCCTGACGAGGCAGGCGGCCACAGATGCGTCGGTGTTCAGCCGCGGGATGATCCCTGGCGACCCGTCTGGTCCGCGACACAACCCGTGCACGGCCTCGTCGATCGAGGCCACGCGGTTGTTGATCCTGTCGATGAGGGATTTACCCCGCGCGATCTGCTCATCGGTCAGGCAGCCGGTGAGCAGCGGCAGCACCAGGAGCAGCGGCAGAGCCCGCACGATGCCCGGCGGCACCGGGGGCGGTTGCCGCCACTTCTGGATCAGCGACCACACGACGCCGACGAAGATCATGCCGCCACCGACAAACTGATCGGCCGATTCGGTCGGGAGCAAGCCATGCGCGACCAGCCATGTGCCGGCGGCGGTCAGCATGTGGCGGGCCGCGAGGCCGAGAATCGTAGTCCAGTCCATGACGGGGCTCCTTAGCGGATGACGATGGGGATGAGGGCGCAGACGGCGAAACCGGCGAGGCCGCCGACGATCGGGCCGGCCGCCATCGCGCCACCGACGGTGGCGACCGACGCGGCGAGCACGAAGCCGATCGCCACGATGACGGCCTGCATGGGCGTGCGGGGATGCCAGATGCGCATGGTCAAATCCCCGGCTTGGGCTGGAAGCACATCAGGCGCGCGCACGGATGGTGGTCGGTGCGGTTGTCCCCGTCTGCCAGCACGCAGGCGTGATTCGCGGCCCAGTTCGGGGCATTGCCGGTCTTCAGCCGCATCCAGGGGTGAACCTCGCACCATTGGCCCTCGACGCGGACCTCGGTGTGGTCTCCGTCCTCACGCACATCAGCGTCGGCGAGTTCGCCACAGTCCTGGCCGTCACAGCACGGAAAGTTCCGCATGTTGTGCCATTTGCGGTACTCGGAATGGCCGGCGGCATGGTTCGACTGCGCCCAGGCGGGCGGCAGCAGGATCGCGCAGCCGGCAAGGAACCCAGCGGCGAGGATGGCGGAGACGATGAGGGAGGTAGCGGCGCGGGACATGGTTTGGACGATGCCGAGGCGGTGTCAGGCGTCGCAACGCACCGCCCGCGCGCCATTGACCTTGGGTCGCGTGCATGGATAGATTGCCGCCACTTCAGGGAGGGGCGTCCGTTGGTTCGAGCTGCTATCGCCGTCGCGCTCACGAGCGCCCTGACGCTCGGCGTCGTCGAGGGCGCCTATCGCGGCTACCTGTGGAACGAGTTTCCGCAGCGCTTTCGCCAGAGCGATCCGGCGCTGGAGGGTGCGATCGGCTTCATCAGCCCGCCGCCGTCGACTTACAGCGCGCGCCGTGGCTTCGATTACCTGCCGAACACCGAGTTCATACAGGGCTTGATCCGCAACGGCGCCATTGAGGGGTGCAGCACGGTGCGCACGAACTCGACCGGCGGATGGGGGCGCGACGGCACCGATTATGCGTCGGCCGATTTCCGCGTCCTGGTGGTCGGCGACTCGTTCACCGCGTCCGCGCCTGGCGGCGTCACCTGGACCAACGTGCTTGAGGAACGCCTCGCCGCTCAGACGGGTCGGCGCGCTGCGGTCCGCAATCTCGCGCGCGATGGTCAGGGCGTCCTGAACATGATCGACATTGCGGCCGACGAGATCACACGAACCAAGCCCGATCTGATCGTGCTCGCCTACATCACCGATGATCTCACTCGCGCCCGGATCTGGCGGCGCATCGAGACCTACGAGGGCAAGCTGCGGCAGTTCACGACGACCTCGGGTGATGCCGCATTCGATCCGTCGCAGTCCGTTGACGCGCAGGTGGTTGTGTCGGGAATCACCAAGGACTGGTGCGTGGCGGGCCGCAAGGATGCGCTGGTGCAGGACATCGTGCAGCGCAAAGTCCTCGCGGTGGCTCACGCTGGCGCCCGCGCCGACCTATTCGATCTCAGGCGATCTTTCGCGGCCGATGTTGTCCGCTACAACGGCGATCCATTCGGGTTCTACGAGCAGATCGCGGCGGGCCGCATTTCCACTAATCCGCGCCATGCGCTGGCTTCGTTCGAAGAGGATGCCAGGGCCGCCGAGGCCATCGCCTCGATCCGAGCGTCTGGGGCGCCCGTCGTCCTCTATCATCTCGCCTACAGATCGCACCTGCGGCAAGGACTCGAGACCTCGGCCACCCCCCATGAGACACGGCTTGTTGCATCTCTGGAGGCCGCCTTCAATCGCCCGTCGATCCCGACCATGCCGAACCTGCCCGCCGGCACGGATATCGAGCGCATCGGGATCATTCCCTCGGACGATCACCCCTCCCGATACGGCGTCGATATCTACGCAGAGACGCTGCTTAACGGCCTCGCCAAAACCGGAAAACTTGTATCGAAATGACCGGGGCTCCCATGAGCATTCGCGGCGCTCTCATCGCAATTTCAGCGACCGCATTGCTGCTGCTTGGACTGATCGGCCTCACTCCAGTTGAGACGGCCAGGAAGGCGCCCGCGGTGGCATTCGACGAGGCATGCCTCAATCCGGCGATCATGCCCACGTGCACGTATCCCGAAGTCGCTGTTCCCACTCGCTACTGATAGAACTCGTCTACGGTGCAGTAGCCGGGGCCGCCCGCACCGCCGGCGCCAGCGGTTCCGCCCGTGCCCGCGGTGCCCGCGGTTCCTGCTGCGCCAATGGTATATGTGTAGCTGGCCGCGGGGGTCGTAATGAGATGCGATGTAAACGCACCACTGCCACCACCGGCCCCGGCGGCGATGCCTGCAGATGATGCCGATCCACCTCCACCGGCCCCACCTCCAGGCGCCGTTCCGTTTGATCCAGCGGCCCCCGGCGCACCGCCGGCGCCAGCCCCTTGCCCTCCACCCGTGCCAGCCGTCCCAGCCGTCCCGGTTCCAACGCCCGCAGTTCCGTTTGAGCTTGTGCCGGGAGTTCCTGCAAACTGCAGTTGGCCCGTACCCGAGACAGTTCCGCCCGCGCCGCCTGCCGCCCCATTAGCGAGGCTTCCGGCATTACCGCCACCGACTCCGCCGGAACCTCCATTGGATGACAGTGTCGGCGACGTGCATGCCGTCGCATTGGTGCCAAAACAGGTTTGCCCGCCGTTTCCACCCGTTCCGCCGCCGGTAGAGGTGCCGGCTCCGCCTCCACCACCCCCGCCGCCACCCCAGCAGCTGACGCGCAGTGTGGTAGGGGTCTTTGGAGAACTCGGCGTCGTATAGGTCGCGTTGGTGCCGGTCGTCAGCAGCTGACGCGTCGGCGGCGCCACCACGGTAAGGCCAGTCCCCCCGCCAGCTATGCCGACTGTCCCGTTTAGCGTCGGGGCACCGGCGACACCGCATGATTCTGACCATGACAGGCCACTAATCGAGACGCCCATACAGCGTAGCGACCATGCACCGATGCCGCTTCCGTTCCCGGTTCGGGCAGGGAACCCCGTCGTCCCCAAGGCGATGATCGCGTTGAGGTTGTTGGTGGTGGTGAAGCTTGTCCCACCCAGCCCGTTGAAGACCTGCTGGCCCCAGCATTGCGTAGCGAGAGCCAGCTGCGCGAAGGTCAGAACGAGGATGCGACGCATTCGGTTTTTCATTGTGAAATATGTCCGAGGATGTCTGTGTCGACAGTGCACGAGCCGGCGCTGACCGCGATATCCGTCTTCGCGGTGTAAAAGCCCATTGGGGGTGCGCTCTCCCATGATGCGGTCAGGTGGACTGGCGCATCCGCATAGGGCACGCCTGCGGTGTAGGTTGGGGATGTTTGCGTGAACGCTGTTCCGTTGAACGCCGTGCCGCTGATCGAGATCCGAAACGAGAACGTTGTGCCCGAAGTGTCGCACGTAGCCGTGGCCCTCGCATCGAATCTCGGGCTATCAGATATGCCTTCCGTTGGGCTACATATCGATGGGGTGGTTTTCGTAGTCAGAACAGCACTAGAGGCGGTGTTTGACACCACCGTTGTCTGGTATCCAAACTTCCATCTGTTCTTGGGAAAATGCGAATAGACCCGATTGCACATGGCAGGAGCCGGGTCGATTTCATTTTCAATCGTGCCGACGCCTGTGAAGATGGTTCCAACGAATGTCCGCGTGTTGTCGGGAGAAACGCCACCGGCGGCGGTCGGCTTGACGTATATGCCAATCTCGTTAATGGTCGGACCCCACGCTGCCACGCCCACTCCACTATAGGTCTCCCAGAACTCCAGATTGTTTGCAAATTGGTTTGTTGGAGTGGTGTTGTTAACATAGATCGAATAGAGCTTGCTGTTCGCGAGGTTCTGCCCCACAGAACCGTTCACAATCGTGCTGTTGCCAGAGAAAAGATTAGACGCCGTGATTGACGGGAGACGAACCAGACGGGGCGCGGATGTGTCAGAGTTCCATAGGAGAAGTCCCTGTCCGTCATCCTGAAAGACTGACAGCGCTGTGGGCGACGCCGCCGCAAGCTTTACCGTTCCGTGGCCGAACAGCGTGTCTTCGAATTGCGTAGGCGGGCTGAGGATAGCGAAGACGTCGAGCGAGGCCAGATAGCGAACGTGGAGCGGTTTTCCCTTCTGGATGTCGTAATAGATCGGGAAGGAGTACCCATCGACCCCCTTCACCGTCTTGGCCGCGACGCTGTCCACCGCGATCGTCGGCACCGCCCCCGCTACGGTGCTGAGGGGGACAAAGACAAATTCCTGCCCATCGCTGAGCGATGTCAGTCCGAGGCCGGTGGAGAGGGTGATTGCGGAGGCGGTCCCGGAGACCGTACCCGTGACGGCGCCAACCCGGCCGCTGAGCACCGAGAACGGGATCGCCTGGCCGGGGCCAGAGCCTATACCCAGGCGCCCCACCACCGAGTTTGCTGGGAGGGTCTGCGGCAGCTGGGCGTGCGCCGCAGTCGCGGCAATGCACAGCAGGATGGCGAGCGCGCGGATGATCCGGTTCATGCCCGGAACGATGGGCGGCGGCCCGACGGCGTCGCAACGCACCGGCCAGACTACGGAGCCGGCGCCTGCCGCGCGCGCCCGAAGCGCTCCAGCTGCTCCGGAGTCGCGTATTGGTAGAAATCCCGCAGCGTGCGCCCATGCAGCGCGCCGGCCGGGTTGATCGCATTCCGGATCAGCGCCCTCTGCATCCCCTGCGGCACCTTGAGGTCGGTCAGGGCGTCGTGCGCCCCCTCGATATCGCCCCGCTGAATCTGCTTGCGGATATCTGGCCACGCGAGATTGAACCGGGCGTCGAAGTCCCGCTTTGCCGACAGCTGCTCGCCTCGAGCCGGGCCGCCGGGCGCCCCCACGCTGGCGGTGAAGCCGGCCATGGGCCCCAGCAGGCGCATGGCGTTGACCTTCGTGTCCCCATCCTCGTGCAGCAGGTCGACCGCTGCCATGATCTGCTGTTCGGGCAGGTGCTTCATGACGAGGTGCTTGGCGATTGCGAAGGCGTTCTTCGCGTCCCCGCCGATGGTCCGGTCATTCTCGTCGTAAATCTTGCGGCCGAACCCCTTGTCGTTCTCCATGATGTCGAGGATTCCGCCGGCCAGCGGGCTGAGTTTGCGGCGCAACATTGTGAGCGGCATGGTCGGGTAACCGACCATTTCCTCGCCGAACTTGCCCGTGGGGTTGCGGCCGTAGATCGCCGTCCCGCTGCGGTCATGCCCGATGAGCGCGCGGTCCTGCTTCTCGGGCTCGTTGTCATAGGTCGGGCTCAGCCGGCTGATGAGATGGCGCAGCTCGGCCGGATCTTCTTTCACCGCGGTCATGAGATCGTGGTACCGGCGAGCGTAGCCGCGCATTTCGTCATCGACCGTAGCGTCACGTATCGTGATGTTGAATGCGTGCTGCCAGATGGCATTCCCGATATAGTAGAGCCCGGCCGACAGCATGATCGTCGAGATGGCCTTGCGTCGCGAAATCGACCGGGCCGTCTTTGAGGCCTCAGCCAATCCGGCCTCGCCCAGGGCGGCGTCGGCGGATATCCCGAAGTCACGTTCGATCTGCGCCATGATCGGCTTGGGCAGCCCCAGCGCGGCTTGCTTGAATGTGGATAGGTTCCCTAGCGTGAAGGAGCGTGAGAACAGCAGCAGGTTTGCCGTGGCGCGCGCGCCTGCCGACATCGCCTCCTTGGGGATCGATCCGACGATGATGTTGGAGAAATGCGCGGCAACGCGATCCGCAGTGAGGCGGTCGGCCCCCTTCGCCACCAACCGATCGCTCAGGTGGTCGGCGAGCCCGAACTGAACATCGCGCACCCGGTCCCACAGCAGGGTGTTGTGCCAGAAGTTGCCGGCGGTGGAGATCGCCTTCTCGGTCGCAACGCCAGCCGCCTCGTCGAATAGTCCGGGCGCGAAGGCGAGCACCTTGCCGGTCAACGACTCATGGTGCCCGGCGAGAAGGCTCGGGTTCTCCATGATCGACGTGATGTCCTGGAACGAGCCCCGAGGTCCCATCGGGCTAAGGCCGCGCTCGATCAACTCGCTAGCCCGACCGGGGTTGCTGCTGATCAAGCGGTTTCCCTTCCAGTAGAGACCGAAGCCGAACAATTCACGGCCGCCGGCCGCCTCCATGACCTTCGACCACACAACCGCGTTGTGGATCAGCGGCGAGTTCAGGATCGCCAGCATGGCCCGGCCCTTGATCGCCATCAGCGCGCCGTAGAGCGATTGCGCGCCCTGCACGGCCTTGTTTGCACTTGGCCCCTCGTCCAGGATTGCCTTCATCGGTCCGCGAAATTCACCGGACATATAGATCGGCGTGGGCACGAACAGAACGTTTCCGGCATCGTCGGTGCGCGTGCCCCACTTCCCGGTGATGGGATTTTTCTCCATGGCCGGCATCCACTTCGTGAATGCTGGATTGCCGGCGATCGTGAACCAATCGTTCCCCGGCTTGAAGCCGGCCGAGACGGTGGTCTCTCCTGCTGCCTTTCCGACGTCTTCTATTTTATTGATCATCTCCTTCCACACCGCGGCTTCTTCCAGCCTGGCGCTCGCCAGCGGCAGAGAGCGGATGTTGCTGGCGATTTTGACCTTCTCGAGAGCGGACGCGATCTCAGCGGCGCTGGCGCCTTGATCCTCCATCTGCTTGCGCACGAGCTCCTTGGCCGCCGCCTCGGTTTCCTCTGCGGTCATGTGGGAGCGGTGCCGCATCTGCGAAGTGCGGGTGAAGACATTGCGGCCCAGCTCATTGAGCGCCTGCGGGCTGCCGTGCTCGCCTGCCACGGCGACGTTGAGCACCATGCGCGGGGTATAGGCCGGCAGACCGTCACCCTCGACGAGCCCGGCGTCGACCGCATGGAGCCATGCCGCCTGCGCCCGCGTATGGAGCAGCTCCACCATTGCCCGTTCCTCGGGCTCTAGCGTCACCAGCCCCAGGTGCTCGCGGCTCTCGCCCAGCTGAATCGCCACGCTTTCCTCGTCGGCCGCCCGCCACATGCGGTCGTGCTGCTGCTCGACCGTCTCGCCGACGCGCTTGCGTGCTTCCTTCAGGCCGGTATTGGTCAAAAGCTCATTGTCGACGCGGGCATGCTCCCACCGGATGCGCCGAACCGTGCTGATCGCGTCCTTTGCGATCACCATGGCGCGCTTTGAGCCGGTCGCCATCGGGTCGAGCATGAATTGGATGTTCTTGCCGAGACCGAGCAGCTGATCCATGCCCTCGCGCGCGGCGTCCGCAAGCGATCCGGGCCGGGTCAGCGGCTCCTTGGCCAGCGGTACCATCGGCGGATCCGTGGTGACCTCGGCGCCGACGGCGCTCAAGCGGTCAGGTTCGCCGGTCATCGCGTCCATGATCCTGCGTTCGGCGTCGGCCTCCTGGAACCGCTTGTCGTAGAACGGCGTGCCGTTCTTGTGGGTGATCTCGATCGCGGAGTCGTCGAACACCACGAAGTTGCGTGTCTCGGGCCGCTGGAGCCGCTCAAGCTCGGCGCGTGCCGCCGGGAGCGCGTCGGCAAGGTTCGGGTTTGCCTTCGCCGCATCCTCCAGCATCCGCACGTGGTCGGCCTGGGCCTGGATCTCGGCGGCCGTCGGCATCACCCGCGATTTCTGGTCGAGGTATTTCACTCCCGGAATGCCGGCATCACGCAGGACATTCGTCTGCGCCGTCCCGTAGCCGAGATCGCGGATGAATTTGCTGGCCGGCTGTGACCAGTCGATTTCTTCCTTGAGGACGCTTCGCAGCGCGTCCTGGACATGCTGCGTCTGTTCGTTCAGCGGCTTGTCCCAGTCGATGAAATGATCACGATTGGCATGGATGCGGACTTGGTAGAGCGGCCCGCCGAGCTGCTTGGCGTAATCCTCGCCCACCGCCTTAGCCTCAGCCATATACAGGCCGTGTCCAAAACTCTGCGCGCCCTCGCCGGTGCCAACATTCTCGATGCTGAACGCCTCGAAGTCATGCGGACTGCCGTGATAGGCCTCGATCGGCGCGGTGATCTGGTGCTTGGCCCAGGCGTCGCGCTCGGCGTCGGCCACCGCCTCGGCGGGGTGGATCCCCTTCTCCTGCCACAGGCGCTGCAGGTTGGCCTCGGGCGCCCCGAGCGCCTCGGCGGCCGCGGTGAAGTCCTGCGCGGCGGGCAGCCGGCCGACGGTCTGTTCCCGCAGGGCGCGATTGAACCGCCCGGCATAGGGCCGCACGAAGCCGCCGAACCCGGTCTCGATCATCGCCCAGTTGCCGAAATTGATCGTCTCGCGCTTCGCCCGCTCGGCCATGCCCTGCTCGCCGCCGAGTTCCTCATGCAACTGGGCGATCAGCCCGCCGGCGCCGTAGAGGCCACCGGAGATCGATCGGCCGAGACCGTCCCACAACTTGGCCAGCGGCAGGATCGTCGCCTCGTTCATCAGCTGCAGCGCGCCCGGGCGGCCGCGGGCGGGATCGTGGAACACGCCGGCCTGGATCAGGTGCTCGAGCGTCTCGTCGCTCAGGCTCGTCGGGGTCGAGTCGCCGAAGCCTTCCTGCGCCTCCTTCGCCATCCTCGCCATGACCCGGTTGACCGCCTGGCCGACGCGCGAGCGCTCGGCGAACGCCTCGGGGATCTCGTCGTAAGGCCGTCCGGTCGCGGGGTTGAGCTCGAGATCGGGCTGCGGCGCCTGCTGAGTGCCGCCAACAGGTTGCCAGTCATCCGCCGGCGCGGGCTGCTGCTGGGCGACCGGCTGCCAGTCCTCGACCTCGGCCATGTCACTTCACCGGCTTGCCGCTGACGTCGTAGATCTTGCCCGACGGGTCGCGGTACTGCTGGCGGCTCGGCGACCACTGCCAGGTGTTCGGCGGCACAAAGGGCTTGGCGCCCGCCGGCTGGTCGATCACCTCGATGCCGGTCACGGACTTGCCGGGCCCGGTCAGGTTTCCGTCCTTGCGCGCCCGCAGCGCGTCCTGCAGCGACACGTGATATTTCATGATGTTGTCGGGGCGCCCGAAGAAGTTCGGGGAGCGCGGGTCATAGACCTCGTGCGGGTCTTTCCCCTGCTTGCGCAGCACCTCCTCCTGCCGGCGCGCGTCCATCTCGGCGGCATACATCTGCTGCTGACCGAGCGCGGAATGAACGCCCATCTCGTCGAGGCCGGCGTCGATCGTGCCGGCATAGCGTTTGAAGAACTCGCCGCGATCCTGCGCCAGCGCGGCGCCCTCGGGCGTGCGGAAGTTGGTGAACTCCTTCACCAGGAAATTGAAGTCGCCGTTGGTCAGCTTGCCGCCCTGATAGGCGTCGTAGATCGGGGCGGTGCTGGTCAGCCGACCCTCGTCGGTCGCGCGGATCTGGGACAGTAGCTTCATCGTCTCGGCGTGCGATGGCCGCGCCATCGGCTCTGGCTTGTTCAGCCGCTCGGTGATCGCCTCCCCTTGCGACACCATGGTGCGCAGCCGGCCGGGCTCCAACGCGGCGCCGGGGTGGGTGGCGAGGTCGCGCAGCCGCTGCCAGTAATCGCCCGGCAGCTGCGGCGGGTCGCCGGCCTTCTGGGGCATGGTCGAGGTTTCGAGGTCGTTTATCTTCTTGTTGAAGTCGTTCTTGGCTTCGTAGTCCGCCTGCTGCCGCGCCGCCCGGCCCTCGGCGTCGTTCATGCGCTTGAATGACTTGGCCGCCTTGGCGAACTGGTCGATCTCCTGCGCATTCACATACTGCGGCCAGCGGGCGGCAAAGCTCGCCGCCGCCTTCTCGGGATCGCCGGATTTCTCGATCGCACCCAGCGCGCCGGCCTTGACGATTTCCTCCTGGGCGCGCTGTAGCACCTCGTTCCGGACTTTCGAGGCGGCCGCCGGGGTCAGGCCGGGGCTCGACGACACGATGGCGTTGACCGAGCTTTCGGCGTTCTTCAGCAGGAACGGGACGGACGACGGGTCATTGCGCGCCGTGTTGCTCCAGGCGTTCGAGGCCTTGCGCACATTCGCGGCCGCCGCATCGCCGGCCATCGTCGACATGTCGGCGGTCGCCCGCTCGAACATGTGATTGCGCAGGCTGTCGACGTGCTGCTCGGCCCAGCGCTGCCCGCCCTCGGTCAGGAACGCGCCGGAAAACTTGTCGAGCGTCGGCTGCAGCACCTTGTCGTTAAATTTCGAGGCAACCGACGTGTCGTTCGGGTCGGCGTTCTTGACCGTGTTGTTCCACTCGTCGGTCAGCCGCGCGTGCATCTTGGCAAATTCGGCAGCGCCGGTGCTGATCTCGCGGTGCTGCGCATAGTCGACGACCTGCTGGCCAACATCGCGCACGGCACCGGCAATGCGATTGCCGAGCCCTGACATGTCCTCGGCCGCCTGGTTGAAGAACGCCCCGCCTCGGCGCGCGGCCGCCGCTGTCGCCTGGACGCCGCTCTCGGTCGGCCGGATGTCCAGCGCGGGCGTCTCAAACTGGCGGATGTTGCCGGGCATGGTGAACCTCAGCCGAACATGCTGGCGATCGCCGGGATGGCGGCGCCCACCTTGATGCCGGCGCTGATCCATGACCCGGTCGCGGCGGTGTTCGCGGCGTCGATGGCCACCTGCGCGGCCTGCGCCATGTTCTCGTAGCTCTTGGCCTCCTGCTCCTGCCCCTCGATCGTGATGAGGCCCTGCTGCTCGGTCACCGCCCGCGTGAGCGCGCCCTGCGCCGCAGACTCCCGCAGGATGTCGAGCGCCGAGCCGCCCTCGGTAAAGCCGGCGCCGGCGACATCCGCACGCGTCTGGCCGAGCGACTTGAACAGGTCGCGATCCTGCTGCGCGGTTTTGATCCGCGTCGCCATAGCCGTGTATTCTTCCTCCCTGCGCGCGAACTTGGCGGCGAGTTCATAGTTGGCTTTCTCGAACTCCGCGCCCTTCGCCTTGTATTTGTATGCCTTCGCCGCGAACAGATCGTTGACCGCGCTGCCCACGTCGTTGACGGTCGCTGCACCGAATGCCGCCATGGGTCACCCGTCCTGTGTCTGCAAAAAGCCACCGATATTGATGACGTTGCACGGATAGGGCCGCGTCACCCGCCAGCAGATCTTGCTGTTGCTGAAGCTGTTCGAGTCCTCGACCGTGCTGCGATAGACGCCGGTGAACTGCTCATTGAGCAGGAAGGGCGTGCCGTCGTCCTGCCGAAACTCGGCCGGCGTCAGGTTCGAGAAGGTGGTTCCGAACGACACCGCCTGGGTGCCGACCAGCTGCGCCGCAAACTGGTGGTGCCGCATCAACTTGCCGAGCGCCGGCCCCGCGCGCGCGCCGCTCTCCTGCGCCGACTGCGGCGGCACCAGCTGGCCGTCGGAATCATAGGTGAAGCCCACGACGATCGGGATGTCGCCGCCGAACGAGTCGACATACTCGGCGGTGAACAAGCCGGCGGCCGATCCCGCCGAAACGCCGTCGCCGAAGGGCACGATAACCGAGCCATTCGCAACGACGAAATCGACGAAGGTGCCATTCTCCTGCACCCCGCAGTCGAGGCCGCCGGCCCACACCTGCACGGTCTCGCCGTTGAGGTGCCACAAGCCATTCAACTTGAACCCGCCGTACGGCATGTCCGGATCAAGGGCGTTCTCGGTCGACGTCGGCACGACTGCATCGTCGAGATACCAGGCGTCCAGCAGCGTGGCGTCCTCGTCGAGGATGTCGGTCATGATCTCCACGTGGCGCACGCCTGTCAGGACGTCGTTGGTGACCACGGTGATTGCCTCAGTGGTGCCCGCAACCGATGTGGCGACAGCCATGCTCTCGACGACCCTGCCTGACCCCAGCGTGTGCCGGTGGCCGCCGGCCGCCGTCGGCCCCTGCGAGGTCATCAGCGTGTCGCGCTTATAGGTGCAGCCGACGAGGTTGCCGCTCCCCACGCGCGCCCACACGATGGGCGCCAACTCCTGCTGGTAGGCGATCTCGTTCACCCCGCCGCCGGTCAGGTGCTTCCAGGTGAAGGTGACGTGCGGCGCCGTGAACTTTCCGCTAAACACATCGGCGAAATATTCCATGATCTTGCGCGCGAACCGCTGCACGAACAGAAGCGTGTGCTCGGTGCGCACCGGCTCGATATCGGCGCACCGGATTTTGGTGACGCGGCGCGCGGCGACATTGGTCGGAGAGATCGGGCCGGCCGTCGGGGCCTGGACCAGCCACTCGCCGTTTTCCGTTCCCGATATGATGCCCTGCAGGTCCGGCACCATCCAGATGATCTTGGTGGTGCCTGGCGCATTCGACGTGTAGCTGATCGCCGAGGACGCCAGCACATTGCCGAGTTGGTCGGTTGGCGCGAAGTTCACGACCCCCCCGGTAACGCCGTTGGAGACACACGCGTCCCACCGGCCCGGGGCCGCCCCGGACAGCCACAGCCGGCCGTCGCTATATGTTCCGCAGGTCGGCCAACCCGTGGTGTCACTGTAGAGGCCAAGGCGCCATGTCCGGATCGGGGTGGTGTAGAGCAGCGCCGGCCCGAGAATTTCCACGCTGACAGAGGTCGCTCCCGAGCTCGTACTTGCCGGCCCGAAAAACTGCACCTCGGCCACGTTCAGCCTGGTCGACTCGCTGATGCTGAAGCCCGCCGGGATGTCGTCGACGGCCTGATAGATGAATTCCAGCCAGACATAGTTCCATGTAGTTGTGCTGTCGCTCGACTGGACGCTGATCGCCGCCGTGCTCGACGTGATCAGGCCGGAAGTGCCCAGCAGCGTGCCGTCTGAAGAGTTGGCTGGCGCGGTCGACTTCGCGCGCAGGTTCGCTGTGAGCGTGCCGCCTCCGGTGCGGGTATGCGGTCCGGCCCCGTTATCGTATGTCTGCGTCCATGCCACGAAGCCGTCATTGGACGACGGGTATACAGTTGCCGAAGAGATGGCTTGCGCCGACGCCCCGGAGTAGTTCTTCCCGATGTAGGCGGTGACGGTCCCGACATTGGCGGATGCCCCGACCGTCTGCGTGGCCTGAGCGCAGGCACTGGTCGACTGATTGGTGATCCCATCGAAAGCCGCAGCCAGCCCGCCGTTCCCTGTCGCGGTCCCGATGTTGACCGACCCCGCGAGCGCACGGTCGATCAGGGCTGCGAGGGAGGTGATTTTACCCCAGGTCCACAGGAAGGCGTTCGCGATCAGCTCCCAGTTCGTTGTATCGGTGCCCGGAATATTGCCCGTGTTGGCGGTCTTGGCCCGCCAATAGGTCGTGGCGTCCGGCAGTCCAGTTGGGTTGTAGGAGACGAAGTTTCCGGACGAATAGGATGTCGCGACACTCCACAGGTCTGGCTCGCTGAAGAAGCGCACCAGCCGGCCAACGTCGGTGCCCTGGAAACCGTTGGGCGAGATCGCAAGCCCCGCGCTGACCGCGGCCCACTGCGACGCCGAAATGTCGGGCTGATGATTCACGTTCTGGTCAACCAGCGACTCATAGTTGACGCCGGAATATGTGACGAATGCCCCGGCGGCATAGGCCGTGGTGGCGCTATAGGCCTGGAACGACAGCGTGATGTTGATGACGCCGGACTTCGCCGACGGCGTCGCGCGCACGCCATTGGTGAAGGGGTCCAGATAGGGGCCATCGTTGAAGACCGCGGCCGCCAGAGAGAAGACCGCGGCGTAATTGTTATCCACCCCTGGATCGGTTGTGAGGGTGAGTGCATATGGAGCGACAGAGTTGAGCAGCAGGAATGCCGTGTTTTCCGCCTGCGCGATCCGCAGGCTTGCCCATGACCCACTGATATAGGGGGTGGTGATATCGAAGATACGCAGAATAGATCCAGCCGTCCCCGTGAAGGTCAGCAAGGAACCATCGAGATTCTGCCCGGTGACAGAGTCAGCCAGAGAGAAATGCGTCGAATTGACTCTTGTTAGATTGAAGACGCGGCCCTGCAGGAGCGGGTTGACCTGGCCGAGCCCGCTGAAAAATGCCTGGTTTCCATCCGTCCAGTCCTGTGCGGGCGTGACCTGGACGACGGCGGGGTTGGCCGTCGAGATCGCTATTACGCTCGCGGAAGAATCGGTGCTCAGATTGACGCCCAGGCGCACGCGCAGGTGCGCATCGGTAAATTCCAGCGTGCCGGCAATCGCTATCGAACGAAAATCGAATTTCATGACCCGGCCCGGCAGCCCGCTGCGCGTCGTCTGCGCAAAGCGGAAGCCTGGTCGCCGCACCCATGCGCCGGTCTCGATCGGCAGCGCGTTCAGGCAGACATTGAGCGCGGTGACATAGGCCGGCAGGTCGTGCCGGCCCTGGGCGAATTTTGACCACTCACCGCCCAAGAACGAGTTTCGAACATACGAGGCCCCGGCCATGGCTCAGTGCTCTTTCAGATAAGCAATGGCCCTCTTCATGGCGGCTGGATCTTCTCGAAAGGCGCCGAGCCCCAAATTACATCCCATGCAGAGAAGCTTGCGCACCTTACCCGTCTTATGGCAGTGGTCAACGCGCAGGCGACCGCTTACCTCCTTCTGATCGCAAATGGCGCACCGACCACGCTGCATCGTCTCCATCCACTCGTACTGTTTCAAGGAGATGCCATAGTTGCGCTTGAGATTTCTTTCCCGGCGCTCCTCGCGCCCGCCTTCGGTCGCATATCTGGCTCGTCGGTGCGCCCTCCAGTGCTCCCCTCGGCTGGCCCACGCCCTCTTAGCGCTGGCTTGAGAGCAATCAAAACAATTTCCGGTCGCCTCGTACCGAAGGCCGGGGTGCCCGTTCCGGCACGGCTTCCCCTGGAATAGCTTGGATCCTCTCTTGGTCTGGGCGCTCACAATCTGCACTCCAGATAGTCATCGAGCGGCGGTTCCTCGCTGCCGGTCTCGATCGCGTTGACGATCCGCGCCTCGCCCATGAACTGTTTGTAGGCGCTGGCGATCGTCTGCAGCTTGGTCGAGGACTGCGTCAGCGGCTCGCAGATCTCCAGGCCGACGCGCGCGCCGAGCCCCTCGCAGAACATGTCGTGCATCCGCCGGACATCAACGACGTCGGCAACGAAGCGCAGAAAGATCGGCTGGGATTCCCGTGAAACGACAAAATCGCCCTCCTGGTTCCAGTCGGGATAGGCGAGACCGGATGGGGCTCCGAGCGGAGAGACCGAGCCGGCCTTCGGATCGCGCGGCGCCATGCGCAGGAAGTTGGCGGGCTTGCGGAAGACGTTGCGGTTTCCGTCGCCGATCGTGGGGCCGGAGGCGATGGGATAGAGCACGTTCGCCGGCGAGAGCCCGACGCCCATGGGAAACTCAGCGCCGCCGACCTGCAGCCACTTCAGGCTGCCGGTGCCGCCGACAAAGCTCGTCGTCCACGGCGTCAGGAAGCCCTGGTTCTGCCAGAAGGCCGGGCTCGAGATGGGGTCGTTCCCGAGATTGCCGCCAGACAGCGACTTATAGGTCACGCCGTCCGAGCCGTTCACCAGCGCGTCGAGCGCATAGGTCGTGCCCGAGGCCCAATCCGCGGCGCTCGCCGACGGCGTCTGGTTCAGGTTAAGGTCGATCTTGGACATGTAGGCGACCGACGAATAGGTCACCACCTGCGCGAGGGCGTAGGTCGTCGTCGCGCTCCACGCCGTCGCCGTCGCCGGGTTGTCGGCGTTGCCGTTGACGAGGGAGAGATAGACCCGCGACGTGCCGTCGCCCGGCGTGGTGTAGACGAGCTCGCCGGCGGAATAGCTGGTCGTGGAGTCGTAGAGCGAGACGCTCAGCGGACCGAAATACTGCTCCCACGACGTGGTCGTCAGCGGGTCGAAATTCAGGTTGTTGTCCTGCTGCGAGATCCAGGGCGTGCCGTAGGCATCGATGACGATCGATCCGCGGAAATAGGTGGTGACCGGGCTCCACAGCGCCGGCGCCAGCATGCGGGTCGAGGTGGCGATCGGCCGGACGACGGCGCGGCGAATCGCGAAGCTCCACACGTTGCGCTGGAGCTCGGCCCGCCGCAGCTTGCCGTAGCAGGCGCGGATCTGGCGGGCGTTCTTCGAGTTCTCGCTGAAGCCGGACGTGCCCATCAGCTCCTGGCCGACGTGCTGCAGCGCCCGGTTGCCGATGTCGTCTGGCGTCCGAAATTCCGTCATGCCGCGACGGTGGCGGTGGTGCGGCTACCCCCGCAACGCACCACCGCTCCGTCAGTTGGCGGCTATCAGGCCGGCCACTCCGCCCAGACCACCTGGATGTCGAGACCGGAGGTGGTGCCGGCCGCGGTCGACATGGCCACCGACATGGCAATGCCAGCAGGTAGGAGCAGACGGCCGTCGTATTGCTTCTCGATCACGCTGGCGGTCGTGTTGGTGGTGGCGCCGAACGACGCGATGATGTCTTCGCGGACCGGGGTTCCCGAGTGGGTGTAGGCCGAATACGGCTTGATGCCATTCGCCGGCGAGCTCTGCACGGTGCTGGAGCGCGCCTGCGCGATGGTGGTGAAGGTGCCGGCGGCGGTCAGGGCGACGCTCGAAGAGTACCAGCCGACGGTGTCAACGACGGTCGCCGCGATCACCTGGCCGAGCGTAACCGAGACAATCTCGCCGACAAGACCGGAGCTCGGAGGGTTGTGCAGGGTGCACACCGACACGAGGCCGGACGCGACCACCGGGATGCTGACGGCGGTCACATTGAAGCTGAACAGCTTGCCGCGGTAGTTCGCCTCGAACCACTTGCCGTGCACGTCCTGGGCCTGGACCGCGCCATGCTCGCTGAGCGGAAGCTGGGCCTCGGTGCTGACCGCCATCGAAGCCGCGGCCGGATTGCGAACGATGCCCTTCACGGAGGCGGTGACGATATCGGTCATTGCATATTTCTCCTGTTCCCCATGGGGAGGCTAGATCGACGGCAGGTTTGCCCCGGAGTGGTTGTTGCCGCCCGACTCGATGAACGCTTCGAGGATCTCAAGGGCGATTTGCGCGTCCTTGCGAGTGAGCCCGGTGGCGTTGGCTCCGTCGTTGATCTGCAGGCGCACCTCGACGTCGACGGCGGTGCCGGCGGTCGCCGTGCCTGAGACCACATTGTTGACGTTCAGCGGGTCGCCGCGCTTTACGCCCAGGAAGTAGTTGAGGGCCGCCATGCCGTCACATCGTGTAGGTCAGGCGCAGGCCGAGCTTGGCGGCGCCGGTGGTGATGGCGGTGGTGTGGACCACCGCGACGATGTCGAAGAAGCCGCCGGGATCGGCGGTCAGGCCGAGCGCCGACCAGAACGGCACGTTGCGGTTGGAGACCGGGTTGTTGCCGCTCTCGTTCATGACCTGGACGTTGTTCTGTGCCGAGGCGAGGTTGACGTCGCTGGCGAAGAACTGGTCGCCGGTCGTGGGCACGATGACGCCCTGGTTGGCTACCGCGGTGCCGTCGGTCGTCGAGTCGCTGTAGTAGACCGACAGGTTGATCGCGCCGGCGCCCATGGCCTCGCTCTCAAGGATCAGCTCCTTGAGCTTGACCGTGGTGGGCACGCGGATCATGCGATAGGTCGAGCCGACCGACGCGGAGGCCGACACCGTGACGTATTCGGACTGCACGTACTGGATGCCGGCCGCCCCCTCGCCCGTGGTGTTGGCGATGATCGGGGACGCGTCGAGATTGGTGATCGACGTGGACTTGAGGGCTTCGACGGACATGGTTGGCGCTCCCTTACGGCGTCACGTCGGCCGCGGCCGAGCTGTCGGCGCACAGGCACTGCAGGAGCCGGCCAGGCTCCAGCCGCGTCGCGCCGGACGACATCATGGTGTAGATCTGATAGGGCTGGCCGCTCAGGTCGACGCGCCGATCGATGTTCGTCTCGTTGTCCTTCCAGATTCCGAGGTAGAGGCCGGACTTGACGAACACGATGTTCTGCCGGGTCGACCCGTCGCTCGACAGGCGCTCGGAATAGACGATGTCGAAGCCCAGGAAGCGGGTCACGACGCCATCGTTGAGCACCGGCCGGTCGTTGAACTCGGTCGAGACCACCTGCACCTGATTGAGCAGATCGGCCTCGCCCTGGCTGTTGGTGATCCAGCATTTCGGCTCGTTCTGCGGCACCTGCAGTTTGCGCAGAGCGCGCTTGGCCTCGATCATCTTCTGGACGGTGAGGCCGCAGGCCGCGGTCGAGCCGAAGGTCGACGGGATCTGGAAGCCGGCGCCGGTGACGGTCGAACCGGTATTGAAGGTCTCCGTGGTGAACGAGCCGGCATCGGTGCCGATCTGCGCCGATCCGAAGGCGGCGGCGATGCAGCGGTCATCCCACTCACGGGCGACGGCGGCGGCATGCACCGCGGAATATTCCGAGGTCGGATCGATCGCGGTCTTGAGCTTGTCGAAGGTGTCGATCAGCGAGGGCCCGACATCCTTGTCGACCGGGAGCACCCAGCGCCGGGTGAAGTCCTCGGCGGCAACCACCAGCGGCGCGAAGCGGCCCTGCGGCGGCCTGGCCTGCACCGGACCGACGTACTGGACCGGGGACGCCTGCTTGCCGACGTGCGAGCCCTCCATGACCTTGCCGCGCAGCATGGATTGCTCCTGCTGCAGCTTGACCTTCAGGAGGCTCGAAAACTGCGTCGTGAACAGTTTTGGGATGTTCTCGGACATGGCTTTCCCGTCGTCGGAAATGGGTTGACGTCGCGGGCCTTGTCCAAACGAGTGGGGGCCATGGGCTCCGAGGCGCACTTGCGGTCTCGGGGAAGCCCGGCAGATGTCAGCCTTGTCCTTGACGGGGGCCGTATGTCAGTCGCCTGCGCCTCGCCCGATCCGGCCTTGCCCTTGCGGGGACCGGAGGAAATGGGGCTCCCGGAAGGAGGAGCCAGGAGCCCCGAGAGGGAGGCGCTTCATCGCGGGCGTAAAGTGGCGCGGGCGGGCATTCCGCCGCAACGCACCGGAAAAAATCAGGCGGCCGCCGACACCCGCGGGGCGATCCACTCCCGCCATGCGTCAACGATGGCGTGGAAATTGTCCGGCGCCCAGACGAAGCGCTGGTCGGGGCGGAGCCACGGGAACTGGCCGCCGACCTCCAGGCCCATCTGCTCGCGCAGGAACCGAGCCGTGTTCGGCTGATAGGGGTAATCGTCGGGCTTCACGTCGAGGAACAGCAGCGACGGAATGTCGAGGAACCAGGGGATCGTCGCCGGCCCGTTGGAGACGCCGAGGTGCGCCTTGGCGGCGGCATAGAGCGCGGTGCGGATATCGATGTCGATGGATGCGGCCGGGTAGGTAGGGTGGCTGAGCGGCAGCATAGCCTTGGCGGTGTCGCGCACGAAGATGACGAGTTCGCCCTGCGCCTTGAGCCAGTCGGCGAATTGCAGCCACGCCTCGACGTTGCTGTTGCGGTGCGGCCAGTGCTCGGCCTCACGCAGGGTGATGACCACCGGCTTGACGCCGGCGAGCAATCCGCTGACCTGCGCGGCCGCGCCCTCCGATGCGCGCAGACGCGGCACCGGTTCACCGGCCACGGCCGCCTGCACGATGTCGCGGGTCACGAACAGCTCCTTGAACCGGCCAAGGAGCGAACCATCATCCTCGACGGCGCCCACAAGGCCCAGCATGGGCCGCACGACCTTGACGAACATCTGCTGGCGCGCGGGATAGGCAAGGCCGGTCTTGCCCTCGCGGCCGAACCAGAACGCGACCTTGAGCGGCGCCGGGGCGCCCTCGCGGATGCGCGTCATCTCGGCATCGATGAGCCATGGCAGGAAATCGAAGCTCAGCGGGCTGCCGGGCACGTCGTAGCAGACCCGGTCCGCGCTTAGGTTGGGATCGCGGGGCGGCATGACGCGGTTCTTGACATCGGCGCTCATGGCCGCGCCGAGCTTTTCGACGAGGCCGAAACAGGCCTTGAGCCGGTGGCTGACCCCGCCGAAGAAGGCGTGGCCGGCGTCCGGTTCCTCCAGGGCGACTGCCGCCAGGTAGGACACCTTGCCCTGGCGCGCGCGGGCGAGCAGGCGCTCGAGCGCGTCGACGACCTGGGCGTTGCCATCCGTGTGCTCGAGATCGGTCATGGCTTATCCACAGCCGGAAGCAGCAGGCCGGTGCCGATTCCTTCGGCCCTCATCAGGACCTCGATCCGGGCCGAGAGCTCGCCCGAGAGCGGGATGACGATCTGCTTGCGGCTCCGGTGTCCGCAGACGCAGACAGCGAGGCCGGCGCCCTCGACGGAGCGGCGCAGTTCGAGCTCAATGCTCATTCGCCCGCCAGCTTCAGTTTGAGGCCGGCAATCATGGTCTTGGCCTGGTTGTACATGCGCAGCGTCTTCTCGTTCTGCAGGTTGGCCTGCAGGCCGCCCTTGGCCGGGTGGGCGCAGCAGCCCGTCCCGGAGATGACGCAGCGGGTCGGCACGCAGCCCGAGGCGCAATCGAGCGCGGTGAGGCCAGCGAGCGGCGATCCGGCAGCGACCGGCTTGCGCGCGACGCGCTTCTGGCGCTTGGGCGGGCGGCCGCCGCGGCGCTTGGGTGCTTCGGTCTTGTGGTCGGGGTCCTCGACGATGGTGATGTCGGTCATGATCCTGTCCTCACGCTGCTTCGCCGGTGGCGAGCGCGGTCAGCGAGCGCCATTCCGCCGCGGCCGCCGCATCTCCCGAAGTGAGCCGCTTGCCGAATGCCTTGTCGTTCTCGAGCTCGGCGAGCCGCGCAATCGCTCCGCTCCGGGTGTTCACGGTGCTGTCGCCCGATCCTTCATGGAAGACCGATTCCGCTGACGACGCGCCGATGCGGCGGAACAGCTCCATGACGGAGGCATAGCCCACCTGCCCTTCCAGCGCCTTCACGGCGTCCTCGGAGACGCCGGCGCGCTTCGCTCCCTCCCTCGCCTGGAGGTAGTTGTGATCGAACTTCGGCCCCCAGTTCTTGGCGAGCGCGGCCTTTTCCTCCGCGATCTTGGCGGTCGCGATCGTCGTGGCGGCCGCGTCCGCGCCGTCCATGTGGTCGATCACGGCCTTGACGATCGATGCGGCCTGGTCCTTCGGGACGCGGGCGCCGAGCAGCGCGCCGCGCATCTTGTCGACGAAGCCGGTGTCAACCTCGTTGCCGTTGGCGTGCTTGACGCCGGCGAAGTCGTATTCCGTGGCCTCCTTCGGGGCGCCGAGACGCTGCCAGAACGCCGCCACATCCTCGGGCCTGGCGTCGGTGGCCGGCAGCTTCAGCAACCGGTCGGTGGGCACGCCGAAGTGTCGCTCGGCCTCGCGCGCCTGCTTCGTGGCGGCGAGGGCGATCTCCTTGGGGTCGTCGATCTTCCAGCCCTTGTTCTGCCAGTGGCCGAGGATCTCTGCCTCGACGCCCTCATGCCACGGCTTGGCTGCGCCGGAGGCAGCTGCTGCAGCGCCGGCGGCACCGCCTCCTGCCGCGCCCTCGCCTTCACGCAGCGGGGAAAGGTACTTCTCGATGAGCGACCTCACGACACCACCCCCACGGAATCCTTGACCTCGCGCTCAATCGCCGCCGCGAACATCTGCAGCATGGCAACTGGGCGAATCCCATGTCGCTCCATGTTGCCGATGTGAATGAACTGGATGCCCTCTCTTTCCTGTCCATTGTCCATTTTGAACTCAAGGACATATCCGCAAAGGATGTCGTCCTTCGTATCCGGTGGCCACCGCGGGTCGGTGGGGTCCATCCGATATACCTTCAAATCGATTACTTTCATTGGCTTATCGCTCCTGGTGCGGGCCTGGTGAACTTGTCGACGAGCTGCTCGGGCGTCAGGTCGAGATAGTCGCGGATCGACAGATAGACCTCGCGCCGGCCGATCAGCGCCCAGGTCCGGTCGTGATCGCCGGGCACGGCCGCGCTCTCGCCGGCGCGGCAGAATTTCGCGAGATCGGCGAGCACGGTCTTGCCGGCCTCGGTGCCGAAGGTCAGCTGGTAGGCGCGCTTGCAGTCCGTGAAGACTTCCAGCGCCTTCTCGCGGGAAAGCCCGGTCATGCAGCTTTCTTTTTGGCCTCGAGATCAATAATTGCCCGGCCCATTGCCGACAAAATCTTGTGGATCTCATCCGGCGACGGATCAGGAGAGCGCTTCGTGATCATGAATGGAACCTCGAATACCTCTTTGGTATCCGTCGTCACCTCCAGCATATAGACCAGCCGATACGGGACCTTTTCTCCGCAACACTCGGCCGGCTCAGGAAACCGTGCGTCCGACGGATCCATCCGGTAGAGACGCATGTCAACGATCTTCATGGTTCGCTCCAGTGAGGTTGGGCCGACGCTTCCCGGCTCATTCCGGGCTTGCGCCACTTCCTCCGATTTCCCCTCATGGCACTTCCCATCTGCTCTTGGGATCGGAGGCGTGTTTCCGCTGAGGTGGCCCTCTCCTGGCAGCGCGGAACCGAGCGGACGGGTCGGAAGCTCATCCCGGCGGGCCTCCCTGTGGCTGCTCAAGGGCGCCCGATTTCATTGCCACCGCGCGCGCCTTGATGATCGCCGCCTGTGCCGGCAGCGCGTCGGTCGCCTGCTTCTGGGCCGCGGCCTTGGCGCGCTCCTGCTGCAGCGCGGCGACCTTGTCGTCGTCGGCGAGCCAGCGCTCCGGCACCAGCTGGTTGCGCGCGATCTCGGGGATGGCGGCATCGAAGTCCAGGCGGTCGAGATAGCCGGGATTCTGCGTGACGTTGACCACCTCGCGCAGCTGCTCCAGCATGCGGAAGAAGCCGGCGACCTCGCCGCTCTGCGCCATCTGCGACAGCGGCGAGGTGTCGGTGACCTCCAGCAGGGACAGCAGGTTGCTGCGCTTGCCGCCGGCCGCCTCGACGAGCCGGGGCGGCGGCCGGTCGACCATGCCCATCTCGAACAGCAGGTCGATCTCGCGCGGAACGAGACCGGAGCCGACATACTCGGTGTGCTGGCGGCCGAGCGTCGGGGCAACCAGCATGCCCTTCTCATTCACCAGCTGGATCACCTGCGTCGCCGTCATGTCGGGGTGCTCGGACAGCACCTTGAACAGCGACACCAGGAAGACGTCGTCGGTGATGCCGCGTTCCTCCTGCATCATCTCGAGCGAGATCTTGATGTCCCCGGTCGGCAGGGTGTGGACGAGGGGCTTGCCGTCGGCGGTGACGCCGCCCTTGTTTTGCGCGCCCGGCCGCAGGTCCATACCCACCAGGCCGTCATCGGCGATCAGCAGCACCGGGTCGGCGCCGCGGTGGCCCTGCTTGAGGAACACGGCCTTCTGGGCATTCAGCGTCTTGAGCGATGGCAGCACGATCTGCGCGGGCCCGCGGCCCTCGACCTCGCCGGGCGCCTGGTCGTAGCGGCTCACCGCAAAGGGAAAGGTGCGATAGCCGCTCTCGGGCTGCATCAGGCAGCGGCCCTCGATCGACACATAGTAGGAGGTGAACGGCATGCCCCGGTGGTCGAGCGCGTCGGGGTCGTACTCGCTCTCGTCCCGCGGCCGCACGCAGTGCAGGAAGTTGTAGCGCCACTGGCTGTCCTGCTGCAGCGGGCCCACGAGCGCCTCGGGCAGCCATTCCCGGCCCCACTTCTGCACGGCCTGATAGGGCGCCAGCCGGAACCACCGAATCATCCGGTCGACCTTGCCCTGGTGGTTCTCACCGAAATAGGTCTCGCCGAGCGGCAGGGACTTGTAGCGCAGCCCGCGCCCGCCGCCGTGCCAGCGGTCGTCGAACTCGTCGACAAACATCGTCGCGTTGCCGAAGGCGCCGAGCGATTGCCAGTTGTTGTAGTTCTGCGCCGCGAAATTGGCCCGCGCGGCATAGCGCATCTTGAACAGCTGCATGTTCATGCGCTCGAGCCACAGCCGCGACTGCCGGTCCTTGAGGATATAGTCGTCGGCGGTCAGCCCGTGCCAACGCATGCCGCGCGGCGTCACCAGGGAATCGGCGATGGCGCAGAAGCGGTGCAGGGCCAGCGCGCCGGTCGCGTCCACCTGCTGCTGGGTCTTCTTCAGGCCCGGCGTGTTGTAGGACTGGTAAAAAAACGTGTTGCGCGCCGTGGGCAGGATCAGCTGGGCGGCTTCCTCCCACTGCATCGCGAACATGGCCCGGCGGGTCTGGTACTGCTGGAACTCGCGCAGAATGCCGATGATGATCGCCTGCTCGCGATCGGAGATCATCCGTCCGATGCCGGCGGGCGGCGACGGATCGGCATAGGCGGTGAGCTCAGTGGACGAGGCGTTTGGCATCGGGGTCCGCCGGGTCCATGGCCGGGTCGAGCCGCCGGTCGGCCACGACCCAGCGCTGCACCGCGTGAAACATCTCGATCCGGTCCCGGTCGGACAGCTTCATCATGTCGGCGAGCCGGCGGAATACGCCGCGCATCTGGAGGTCGCTCTCGAACACGACCGAGTCCTTGGTCTTCACGCCGGACCGGCTGACCATGTCGGCGACGATGCGGCCGCTCTTGTCGATGCGTGCTGCGCTGCAATAGACCGCATCGCGGATCGGGGTGCCGCCAACAATGAAGCCGGGAAACGCGATCTCCATGAGCACCGGCATCGCCTCGTCGAAGTTGTGGGCGAGCACGCTCATCACGACGGCCTGCAGCTTGCCCTCCGTGCCGGCGAGCGCCCGCGCCTGCCAGGACGCCCGCAACTCGAAGGCCAGGCGGTGCTCGATGCTAGTAGCCTGCACCGCCACCCCCTCGCGCGCCGAGCAGCGACGTCACGGCGAGCGACCCCGACGGCCCCGTCAGCCGCGCCTGCTGCATCTGCGCCAGCCGACGCTTGCGCTCTTCCTCGGTCTCGCCCGCGACCTGGTCGCGCAGCGAGCCGCCAAGGCCAAGGTCCATCACGGCGGGGGATGTGGAATAGCTGGGCGTCGGCATGGCGCGGACGGTGGCGCCGCACCCCGACCCCGGGCAACGCACCGACCGGCAGGCGGTCAGACCGCGAATAGGTCGAAGTCGAGCCCGGTGGCGAGCTGGACACCGGCGCCGACGGGCCGGCGGAAGGTCACGCCCTCGAGCGGCGTCTTGGCATACCGGATATCCATCACCAGCACCCGGCAGGCCGACAGCAGGTCGTCATCGACCTTGTGCACCAGGCCATTGACGCGGTGGTAGCCGCGGTATTCGTCGAAGAACTCGGCAAGGTGCGCGGCGATCTTGAGGCGCCCGGAGGCAAAGCGCAGCTGCATCTCGTCGATGCCGTTCTCGAACAGGTAGCCGCCGTCAGGGAAGGTCGCGTGCGTCGGCCGCATGTTCATGTTGAGCCGGCGATAGGTCTGCGCGATCGTGGCGCCGTCGATCAGGCTCGCCCCGCGGCCGCCGTCGTGTGGCCAGGCCACCGGCGCCTGCCACATGGGGTGCTGCTTCATCGCGGCCACGTGCATGGGCGCCAGGCCCATCATCCGGACGGCATGCACGATGTAGATCGTGTCGTTGTCACGGTCCCAGGCGCCGAGCACCGCCGCGAAGGGGTGTCCGGTGGTGGCCGAGCCGGAATGCCGGAAGTCGAAACCCCACAGCCACGGCCAGTAGGCCGGGAAGGTCGCGGGGTCGCGGTCGTGCCGGATGATCTCAACGCGGGTCGAGAACACCGCGCCCTCGCCCTGCAGGTCGGCGCCCTCGACGCGCGTCGCCCGCTCGTTCTCGTCATAGCTCGCGATGATCTCGGGGATGCGCTCGTCGGGGATATGCCCGCCCTTCGAGACCGCGCAGTCCCAGATCGTCATCAGCACCTCGGCGCAGTCCCCGCCCACCCGTTCCTTGAAGCGCTTGCGCAGCGGCGACATGCCGAGCAGCGGGGTCAGCGAGCACAGGATCCGGCCGTTCGTGGTGGTCTTGCGCGCCAGGCACTCGCCATAGATCGCCGCGTCGTCCCGGCTCACGTCCTCGTCGAGCCAGTTCACGTCGACCGGCTCGCCCTGATATGCCTCGCGCCCCATCTCGTAGGTCTTGAACCGGATCATGCCGGTGCCGCCGGTCTCCCGCCGCACCGTCACGGTGTCGACGAAATCGGAGATCCCGCGCGCCATGGTCGGCTTGCCCACGATGTTGTCGAGCGGGATCAGCCCGGTCCCCAGCCCGCCAGCCTCGCGCACCGGGCCGATCAGCTTGAGCTGCGCGCCGTCGCGGACCTTGGTTGAGGTGGTGCACGATGCCCACCCCATCCATTCGAACGGACGCTCGATCCCGGGCGGCCGCACGAACCGCCGGCCCGCATACCACTCCGGGTAATATGAGATGGCATCGAACGTGAACTGAGCACCAGCGCCGTGCGTCTTGCCCATCTGGTTGCCGGCGCGCAGCATGATCTCCGGGTTGAGCAGCCCGTGGAATGCCGTCTGCTTGATGTTCGGCCGATAGAAATCGATGCGCCGGTAGCGCTGCCGATATTCCCGTTCGGAATAGAGCTTCTTCGCGTGCCGGCGGACCCCGTTGGGGTCGGGGCCTTCCTCAATATCGTCACTCACCGCGGCGATGCCCGATATGGAACCCGTTGCAGACCGGGCAGACATAGACACGGCAACGCGCGCGGAGGCGGGGGCGATCCTTGATCCAATCCCACCATGCCTGCCGCTTGGCCGCCTGCCGCGACAGATAGAAAACTTTGCGGCTGCAAGTCCGCTGCCGCCAGCGTGCCATGGACGCGTCACTCAGTGCCCCAAAGACAGGGGCGGGCCGAATGACATCAGTCATCGGTCACCGCTCACCATCTCAGCCCACCGGCGGCCATAATCCTCCCAGGCGAGGCCGGCGAGCCCCAGAGCATCGCGGCGCAGGCGTCGCTCTCGGGCGGCCTCGCGTGCAATCTCGAACTCTGTGGTAAGGTCGTACACCGTGACACCTGGCGGAAAATCGATCGGGATGTAGCCGTCAGCCACCACCCACCTCCTTCGCCTCGTAGTGGCGGCGAATCTCCATTTTCGAATGGCGCGCGTAGCATGGAGCGCAGAAACGCGGATATGCGACCCCATGCGGGCACGGGGTCCGATCGATCACCTGCTCGCCGCCATCCGCCTTGCGCGCGCCCAGTTTTTCCTGCCAGCGCTTCCCGTATCGCAGACGGATCGTCCACAGCTGAAATGCATTCCCGAAGCAGAAGCCGCTGAAAAACAGAGCCGCCACCCATATCCAGCCATTCATTCGCGCCTCTCCGCAGGCATGTGTTCGATTACCTTGGGCGACCGCCCTTCCTTCTCCGCCAGCATCCGCTCGTACCGCCCAAGTCCGGAAAACCCGAAGGTCTCCACCAGCTTCTCCCGCGGCACCCCGAGCTCCAGCAGCATCCGAAGCTGCTCCAGCGCCTCATCCGTGTGATTGACCGTCACCGAGCCCGACACGTTCACGTCGAGCGCCGTCCGCGTCCCCATGCCCACCCGGTCAAGGATCGTCTCCGCCGCCTTCCGGTGGTCCGGATGATCAGGCCTGTGCAACAGCCGCCCCAGCGCCGCCACCGCCGGCAGCACCATCCCCTTCAGCTCCCGCGCCGCAACCTCCTGGATCGCCTCGACCACCTCCTGCCGATGCAGCAGCCCATGCGCCCGGACCTTCGCCCCGTTCGCAACATCCGAATACCCAGCATCCCGCGCCGACTGCGCCCCATGCCCGGACTTCGACCCATCGTCATTCATCGTGTTGATGAGGTATGCCCATACGAACTTCCGCTCGCGCTCGCCAAGCGCCAGCATCTTCGGCCCAAATCCCGACCAATTCGCCGGGAACTGCATCGGGTGACTGTCTTCGCCCATGGCCGGCCAAAGCGCATAACCGGTTAGCAAGCCGCAACGCACCGGCCGGACAGAGCAAGACCGTGGCAGATCGGCAACACCTTCCGAGACAGGGGCGCGAAAGAGAGGGGGGATGGTCTTATTCCTACGGCGCCGGCTTTCCCCTCCCACCCCCACCCCTCCCCGGGTCTATTTGCGAGCCCATTCAACAGCTTGCGCCAGGCATCGCATTGCGCCAGGCGTCGCCTCGCATCGAGCGTTCGACCTCGTTGCCCATCATACAGCCGAACGTGCGCGTGCAATATCAATGGCTTAGACGCTGAGAACGCCTGATGCCCGATCAGGTGTGCGCCTCGGGCTCGCCTCGTGTAGGTATCACGGTGAGTTACGACGCATGCAGGCCGGATGAGGTCCTTTCGCCCTGCCCTCGCTGGTGTGTTCCGCTGTCCGGTTGGGCGATGCTGCCTGGGGGTCCGATACCTGTCGCTGGGGGCGCGCTCGCTTCGGACGTTGCTGGCAGGCGTACTGGGTTGTGGCGAGCGATGGAAGGCTGAGCCGCGCGCGAGTTGGAGGCATGCAAAAACGCCTTGTCAAGCCCCGAGCTAAGCATCTGCTGGACGCAACGTAATTCGGATCGTTTGTGTACATACAATCTCATGAACATCGCTCACAACGACGCGATGCTTAGATCATCGAACTAATCATTCCGCCCAGTCGATTGAGATCACACCACAGCGCCGGCACATGGCGCCATTTGGCGTCAGCCAGAACAGCAACTCCCCGCAGTTGCAGCGCCAAGCCGCCTGTGGCGCCACCTGATGCTTGAATGTGCCCCACATGCGCTTGCACCTCTCACACTCCAGCGATGTCGTGCCCACGGGCACGATTGCTGGCCACTCGTGCTGGCACGCGCCACAGACCGCCGGGCCTGTGAGGTGAGGTTCGGCCGCATCCTTCGGCGAATCTCCAAACAGCTTGATAACGGTCATGCCTTCTTCCCCTTCCGCATCCTGTGCTTCGCCCACCTGGCCCGTGCGGCCTTGCGGGCTGACCTGCGGCGTTGTGCCGGGGTGAGCTTCAGCCTCGACCGCAGGCCCATGATGCGGCCGAACTCGCGGGCGCTCTCAGGGTCCATAAGTGCCGGATTGCGTAGGCCGCCTGTGGTCCGCATCCGTGTGGCTCGCAGCGCCCCGTTTTTCGCGCAGACCTCATTGCGCGTGGTGTCGATATTGTGCGCTGCAGCCCGCCGGCGCATGCGCTCGACAAGCTCGAGATCCTCCACCGCGATCAGCGCCACCCCGAGCACGGCGAGGGCCGCCTCGAATGACTTCGGTCCAAGGTGCTTGACGTGCGTCGGGGCGAGGAGCTTGCTGAAATGCCGATCGCCGACGTTGGCGAGTTCATCGAGGGCGGCGCGCTTGAGGCCCAGTTCGTCGGATCGCTGCCGCAGCACCTCGATGAGCTGCGCGTAGGTGCGCACGACGGCGATTTGGCGGGGGACCGCGGCGTCGCTCACGCCCCGCCTCCCTGGTGCCCGCGCCAACGCGCCGGGGGCTTCGCCGTATGCTCACTGGGCGGCCAATCGCGCCCCTGCCACATGATGACACCGAGGCCATCCGGGCGCTCCCTTGGGCTACGCACGGGTTTGACGAGCCTGGAGACGTGCCAGCCGAGCGCCACGCTGAGGAGCAGGATCAGAGGCACTGCCACGATGCAGACGAGGACGAGCGCGGCGGGGGTCATCGAAGGGCCTCGTCGATCATGGCCTGCCATATCGGGCGCACCGCGATTCTCTCGACATCGTCGCCAGCATCAATCATCTGCGGCGTCGGCTCCCGCATCGCCGCGATGGCGAGCCGCGCTCGTTCTCTATGGATAGCCAAAATGTTTGCGGGATCATCTCCGCCGGAGATGGCCAGCGCCACGACCTCCACCATGGTCATCTCGCTCATGCGCCCTCCTTCACCGCTGATGTGACGGCCTCATCTCGATCGTCTGGCGTCCTGGCCAAACGCCAAGCGCCGTTTTTGCAAATCAACTCCGGTCGCGAGGCGTTGTGCGCCAAAATCTTGGCAACAGCATCCTCCATGGCATCGTGCAGGATCTCTTCATAGACCTGCGCCGGGCTTTTGGCTTGCGCGCAAAGTAGGTGATCAAGAAGGCCCTTAAGCTTTTCCGGCAAGGTGACGGTGACCGATACCGATCCAGCCTTGATCTCGGTGCGATAGATAGCGCCCGGAGTTTTGCACACCCTCATGCGCCCTCCTTGCGCGGCTGCGGTGCGTCCGGCTCGGCCATGACGCGCTCGTACGCGGTGACGGCCATACCCATGGCTTGGATTCCGAGTTCGTCGCCATCTCCGACCATTCCGCCATGCTCGTGCACGTGCCGACCGAAAGCCACGCACGCCGCCTCGATCGCCCGCTCGCGCCTGGCCGCGCTCGCCTCCGCCTTCGCCGCCTCGTACTCCGCGAGAGCGGCGGACATGGAGGCGATCTTGATGTCGACCCATTTGCGCGACCGGTGATCATCCCAGTATTTATGCGCCTGCTCGATCTGCACATCGCGCGTACCGCACTCGTGCACGTACAGCGCCCTTGCGGCGCGCTCGGTGGGGGTCTCGGTCATGCTGCAGTCGCCTTGCGGTCTGCCTCGGACATCATCTCCCGCGCGTGAGTACGGGCGGCGTCGAGAAGCGACGCGATCTTGCGCCAGCGATCGTCAATCTCGCGGTTTTGGTACGCGCGGTCGGCCATTCGGTTCAGATCACAGTCGAACCGATCCGCCATGATTTCGTTTGCGCGCTGCTTTGTGTTCATCGCATCCTCCTGACTGCCTCGCCTGCCGCGATCACGGCCCGGGCGGTCGGCGCTGAGCGGGGAATTCCGCTTCGCCGGCATGTGGAACGGGTCCGCGGCCGGGCGCACCACGGGGCTCGGGGCGGGCTTCTCGGCGACCGTGAGCCACCCGCCCTTGAGCGAGTCCCAGATCCAGACGTGGCCGGGCGGAGGTGGGGCGAGGTCGCTCATGGCACCTCTCCATCACGGTGCAGCCACCGGATCTCGGGCGCTCCGCTGCCAGGCCCAAACACAAGCCAGCAAAAATCCATCTTGCCGCCGCCGGGCTTCTCGCCGCGCATGATCACGCTGCCAGGCGGCATGCTCGGGCGCGGGGTCAGCAGCCACACGCGCCGCAGCGGCAGATCCTGCAGCCAGCGAGCGGCGTTCAGGCGCGCGGTTGGGAAGACGATCGCGCTCTTGCGTAGAGCGAGCCGACAGGCATGCTCAGCAAACTGGCGCGCGATGTCAAAGGGCGGGTTGCTGACGATGTTGTCAGCGCGCGTGTCCATGTCCAAGAAGTCGCGGACGACGGTTGGCAGGCCGAGCCCCCGGTATCCGCGGTCGGTGATGTCCGAATGCAGGATCGTGTGGCCGGCCGCGCGAGCCGATTCGCAGATGCGCCCTGACCCGCATGCCGGATCCCACACGGCGCCGTCGAACTGCTCGGCCTCGAACAACCGCGCGCTAACCCATTCCGGCTCGATGTACCAATCATCATCCGACCGCGCCCAGATGCGCGCGCCGGACGGTCGGCTGATCTCAACACTCATCGCTCCGCGCTCCCTGCCCTGGGCGCAGGTCGCCGTCGCGCGAACTCCGCGACAAAGTCGAAGTCTCGCGGCGAGACAAAACCATGCGCGGTGCAATGCTGACCGATCCCGTGCCGCACTGTGCCGTGGTCCCGATAGATCATCCGGCCGATTGCGCTGATGGAGGCGTCGGTCTCCGCTGCAGCGCGGAACATGAACTCCTGCCGAGCGCGGACCAAACGCGCCGTACGGCACTTGGTGCGGAGCGCCAAGACCGTGAACCCATGCTGCGCCGCGACCTCCCGCAGCAGGCCCCGAAGCGTTGGTCCGGAAGGCTCGACCACGACCGGCGGATCGATTTGCGCGGGCGTGACCTCAATCACGGCAGGGATGCGCCAAGCGGGCTTCATGATGGGCCGGGCCAGCGGAGGCGGCGCGATCCGAGCGGCGCGTATGGCTTGGGCAAGGGCGGGGTTCATGGGACCTCGTGGCGGGCGCGCGTGGTACGGCGGGCGAGTTGAGCAAATCCGGTGAGCCGCAGGCGATCGGGTAGCCAGTCCAGCGGCACCCAAAGACCCGTCGCTCCTTCAAGCTCGCCAACCTCTCCGCCATCGCCGCGGTCGTAGCGCTCTGCGATTTGCTGATATGCCGGGTTGCTCGGCGAGACAAAAACGTTGTTCAGTTTCGGAAGCATGGCGCGGGCCTTCCGGAAGGCTTCCTGGACAACATTTGCACGGAATGTCTGCTCGGCTTGCCGGCCAAGTTTACGCGCCTCGCGCTCGCGCCTGACTTGGGTCTGCCATGCGTGTCGCAGGCGATATCCGGGCTCGGCCAAGAATGCCAAATCGAACTGCTCAGGCCTCGGCGTCGGTACCGTCATGGCCTCGGCCTGCTCCGCAAGCACTTGCCGCATGATCGCCGGCAGCCAGCGAAGATTCCGCTCGAAATACTCCTGCCAGGCGTTCCATTCCTCGGTACCCGGCCGGATTACGGGGAGTTCGTCGGGCGAGCCCATCTGGTGGTGCACGAAATGCGACACGCGGCGCCAGAAATTCTCCCGCGAGATCGGCGCGGCGAGTTCCTCGGCAGTGAGCGGCTTGTCAGGCTTGGCCATTGGCTTTGCGGGCTTTCTCGGTCTCGCGGTATCGCTGCTTGATCTCGGGGGTGGCGTTGCGGAAATAGGCCGGGAGGTCTGCATCCTCCTCGAGCAGCAGCGGCGGCGCCTGTGCGAACCCATCAAATCGACGCTTCGATAGGTAGCGGCAGGCATGGATTGCCGGATGGTCAGGCTTGCTCGCCAGGAACGATTTGTAGCCGGGAAGCCCCGCAATTGCTTGGTCTTGGTCGCCTTCGGACAATCGCTGCCACGCGTCAAAAGCTTCCTTTTTCCCCATGTTTGGCGTCTTCGGATATGGCTTCCAGAATTGCTCATCGAACTTTTGCGTATAGCGAGCAGACCGGGCTCGGCCCGGTGACTCCGAGCGAAGCGAGGATGAGGAGGGAGGGGAGGAAGGGGTAGTTATAGGAAGGGGTTTGGGGGAACCATCAGAAGGGGAAACCTGGGAGGGAGGGGTGTCAGCACTGTCAGCACTGTCAGCACTGATTTGCTGACGCGACCGTTGATTTCGCTTGGCAATTCGATTTTGCTCCCGACGCGCGGCACCGCGCTCCTCCTCGTGTTTTTCGAGGACTTGCACGATCTGCTCGGCAGACAAGCCGGCGGCGCGGAGGGTCGCGATCTTGATCATGCGCGCGCCTCACACGGCGGTGTCGCCCCGCCCGACATGACGACCCGCGCCTCGTCCGGCATGCGCAGATACTCCGCCCAGTGCTCGCGATCCTCGTCCAGCACAGCCCGCAGCCCGGCCGCATGCAGCCGCGATAGGTCGTGTGGTGGTCGGGCCGGACGGGTGGGGCCCCAGGCGTGCATCATTCCAGCCCCCGGATCGACACGACGAGTTCGGCGCGGGCCGAGCCAGCACCTGTCACCTCGATGCGCGGCGCCGGCCGCGTGGACCCGATCAGCAGCCCGTGCCCCTCGAGCCAAGCCAGCGCGTCGTCGAGGGTGTCGACCCAGTGAGCCTTGCCCCCGGCCTTCTCCACAGCCTCGATGAAGGCAATCTGCTCATCGCTCGGCTTGCCGCCGCGCTTCTTCAGCTCGAGCGCGTAGACGGTCGCGGCCGGCGGGGCGATGATGATCACGTCCGCCACACCACTCAGCACGCCAAGGCCTGCGTTGATGCCCCGATGCCCGCCGCGTTGGTGGATGCCGCCGTTCTTCGGATGGAACGCCACCACGCCCGGCGCCCCGCGCGTCCGCAGATGCGCGAACACAGCGCGCTGGATCTCGTTCTCGGCGAGCGGGGGCGCCTTGGCCATCATGCGTCGGCCGGCAGATGGAACGGCGCGTCGGCGGTCGAGGTGTGCCCGGCCGCACTGAGTTCTCGACGGATGGCGGCATCGCCGAGCGGGGTATCGGCGAGCATGCCCAGCGCGTGCGCGTACGTCTCGACGAGCGCCTCATGCTCCCGGCGCTTCTCCGCATCCTGCTTGCGCATCCTGACGATGGCGCGCAGGGCCTTCACGTCGTAGCCGTTGCCCTTGGCCTCCGCGTAAACGTCGCGGATGTCGTCGGCGAGGCACTTCTTCTCCTCCTCCAGCCGCTCAATCCGCTCGACGATCGACTTGAGCTGCCCGTTGTGTCCCGGTCCCGCCATTGTCCGTCCCTCCGTTGCGCCGCCAGGGCAGCGCGGTGAGCCATTGCCTTGCCTCGTTCCACCACTCGGCCTTGTCCAAATGGACCTTGGCCAGGCGCTGGTGTCGCTTGCGCATGCGGTTTGCGATCGCGTGGAGCGCTTCACGCAACATGAGCCAGCCCCCGTTCAGCCGTGCGCGCAATCGAGAGCATGAGATCTCGGAAGGGGATCGGCGTGGCGGCGCGTTGACGCGCGCTCAGGCGCTTGCCAGCGCCTGTTTTGATGGCGCGTCGCCGTTCATCGGCCGAGTGATAGCCCTCATTGAGTCGCAGAAAATCACCTGGCGCCGATCCCCATGCCAGCGGCGGCAAATCAACCCCGTGCGCATAGAGCCATGTGGCCTTGCGCGCGCGGTGCCCATAGGCGCCCTGCTCGACGCAGCATGTCCACCCGCCGTGCATCGGCCAGTCAGCCGGCACCCATCCGCCGGCCCGTGGCGGAGCCATCAAGCCGAAGTGCTCCCATGCCGCAGATCCTTCGGGATGCTCGATGACGCCTCCCCACTGGCGCACGGCGGCGAGCGCCGCAGCGAAGCAGCCGCCATCGTTGCCCTTGATCAACCGCGGCCATGTCGTAGGCGAGCCGCCCCAGTAGCGTCCCCAGCGTTGGCACGGAGGATGCGCGACCACCGGCCAGGGGCCGGCATAGGTGCGGGCATCCCGCGCCTCGTCCCATGGGTCAATGTCGGGCAGACCGAAGTAGCAGCCGTTTGTCTGCACGTAGAGAGCGGCGATCATCCTGCGTCGCGCTCCAGCTGCTCGAGACGCCGGCGGGCCTCGTCGATCTCCCGCCGAGCCGCGGCGATGGACGTCTGCCGCTTGAACCCCCGCCACCAATCCGGCTTGGTCCCCCGGCGCTCCATCATCGCTTCCAGAAGGTCGAGGCCGGCGTCGGAGCAGATCAGCTCGACCAGATGCTCGGCCGACAGATCGCAGTGTCGGGCCAGCCAGTACTTGGCCGTCCGCTCGGATGCGCCGGTGCGCGCCGCCAACTCCAGCGCCGTCTTGCTCGGCCAGATGGCCCGGCAAACCCGCATCAGCACGTCGATCGGGTGCAAACCTTTGCCCGAACCGGTGCAATCACACCCACGGTGCCCGATTGCCTCCGCTCCTGCCGCAGCGTAGCCCTTGCTCATGACGCGACCTCGTGTTGACCAAACAGCCTCGCTGCCGCCGACAGGCCTTTGCTCGCCAGCGCCTGGGATACGATCAGATGGAATTCGGGCGGGACCTTATCGCGCCACTTCCAGTTCCAGACCGTGTTGTATTTCTGCCCGGTCACGGCCTGGACAGCGGCGACGCCGCCGAGAGCGCGAATGATCTCGGCGACCGATTTGAGCTCGGATGAGTGCGACATGCCTGCCGCTATACTCCACGCTCGGTGTGCTTCGCAAGAGGTGGCAAAGCGTTTGTCGCCGGATACACAGTTTTCCGTAATGCTACCGTCAATGGCTATCGGGGATTACGGTACCTTTGGCATGCCCGACATCGCGGAGCGGCTACGGCTCACGCGAGAGGCGCTCGGCTATACCCAGGTGGAAATAGCTCGGTTGGCGGGCGCGAGCGGCGGGCAGGCTTGGAACAATTACGAGTCCGGCCGGCGCCGTATCAATGTCGACCACGCGCTCGCCCTGTGCCAATCGGTTGGCGTCAGCCTCGACTGGATCTATCTGGGCGACCGCCGCAACCTCCACCACGACCTGGCGCTGAAGATCCGCCAAGTCGAGACGTCCGGCGCCCATGGCGGCGCCAAGAAGCGCAAGCGCGCCTGAGCGCTCATTCGGCCGCTACGGGTAATCCGCGCGGCACCAAGAAACCTTCCAGGAATTCGCGGGTGTAGGCGAGCACGATCCGGGCGTCACCCAGATCTTCGGGCAGCTGAGCCGCGATCTGCAGCGCGAGCCGACGAAGCCGCATTTCCTCTTGCACGGCCTCGTCGTTGTTTCTGCTCGCAAATCTCACTGACATCACCAACTCCGAGCGCATAACCCACCGTAACCATATATCGCTGCGCGAAATGTGTCCGATTTGCGGCGGGCTGACTCCACGGATCACGATATGTTACACTCCACGCAGTGTGTGCTTTTGCATATTGCGAACACACGC